GTCGAATTTCCGGCACTCATGGACCACGGACCAGTGTGGCCAGAATACTGGAGCACGGACGAGCTAGAAAAGGTTAAAGCAACATTACCTGTGGGCAAATGGAACGCGCAGTGGATGCAACAACCCACATCAGAAGAAGGAGCGATTATTAAACGAGAATGGTGGCAGGTTTATAACAAAGAAACCATACCGCCTCTTCAACACGTTATACAATCCTACGATACAGCTTTCATGAAGAAAGAAACATCGGACTATTCAGCTATTACAACGTGGGGAATTTTTTTCCCAACAGAAGACAGCCCAGCTAATTTAATACTATTAGATGCTGTAAAAGGCAGATATGAGTTTCCAGAGTTGAGACGATTAGCTTTACAGCAGTATAAGTATTGGCAACCCGAATCAGTCATTATAGAAGCTAAGGCATCAGGATTACCCTTAACCTACGAATTAAGGCAGATGGATATACCGGTTATCAACTTTACACCTAGCAAAGGAAATGATAAACATTCTAGAGTAAATGCGGTTGCACCACTATTTGAGTCTGGCATGATATGGGCGCCAGAGCAAAAGTTCGCTGACGAAGTCATCGAAGAATGTGCTGCGTTTCCAAACGGCGACCATGATGATTTGGTAGACTCTACAACACAAGCCATCATGCGATTCAGACAAGGTGGACTAATCGGACACCCTGAAGATTACATAGATGAAAATAAACCCAAGCGTAAGAGGACGTATTATTAGATGGCAATTATAGATGATTTTTTAAAAGCATATGTCTACTTTGTAGAAAGTGGACTGCCAGAAAAATTAGCAAAACAATTAGCTGAATCTGTTACCGGCACTAAAGCCGATGAGAAAACTCTTAAATCTTTTGAGCCAGAAGTTAAAAAACAATACGGTTCTAAGACTCCTAAAAAATTAGCCACTAAAAAAGAAAGAGGCAGCCTTAATTTTATTAATAGTAAGATATCAAACCCAATACGATCTAAATTTGTCTTACAAGGTTTAGATGGCACAACAGATAGTTTATACAGCACCTTTAGACGTGAGAAAGAAGCTATTAAAAAAGGTATGGTTCAACAAATGAATTTTGCCAAAGAAAACAACATAGCTATTAGTAGAAAAGATTTAGATAATATTATTTACAATTTAAAAATATACAAACAGTTAGATGATAAAGTAAATCAGTTGAGTAATGATTTATTAGATGCAGGTAAAGAACCAGAAAAAATTTATAAAGATTTTACATCTAATTTTTTAAACAGAAAAAGATCTGGCAACGAAGCTCTTGAGAAACGTATTGACGAAGAATATGTAAAAGATCAAGGCATTTTTAAATCTATGGATGATTCTATGAAAAAAATAAAACAATTAATTGATGAGATGGAGGACATTAGATCTGGTAAAAAAGCAGAGAGACAAAAAGCAGAGTCTATGAAAAAATATGAGGGTAAAGGTTACCGTGAGAACGAAGGTATATACAGAACACTTGCAAGACAGTTTGTTGTTCAACAAGCTAAAGCAGGTAAAATAGATGTTGACCCAAGAGTTGTTCAAGCTTTAGAAACCAACCCTGGCAATATAGATTCTATAAAAATATTTAGACACCACTTTGGTGATGATGCTTTTGATAAATTAGATACCTACATTGATACTCTTCCTTTATTTGAACCAGGTCCAAAATATCCGGGCGCTGAAAAATTTGAAAAGTTAGGTATTGTTGTTAAAAATAGAAACAAACCAGGCAATACAATTGCTCATTATAATACCGTTGGTGAGATGGATCAGATTATAAAAGAACAAGATGATTTAATAAAATTAATTGAGTCTGGTGAAAGTCCTTTTTATACTTCAAAAGAAAAAATACTTGACGGTATAAGAGAGGCTAATGCAGATAGAGCTAAAATGATAAAAGTTAAAAATGAGATTGCACCAGAAGACACTAAAGTAAAACCCGGTGATGAATTGTTAGAGACAGCAGATGTTATAGAGTTTCCTAAAATAGATGATACAACTGATTTTGCAAAAGGAGGTATTGTTGAAGTACTTATTTAATCCAGCAACCAATGAGTTTGAATCGTTAACACCTACACTACGAGATAGGTTTGCGTTAGGTGGTGGCGTGATACAGGGAGAGAAAGTTGGAGGTAGAGAGAATTTTGCCAAACCAGTATCCGTAGATATTCAAAATTTTTTAAAAAAAACTTTTCCTGAAGTCTCTTTTAATTTTGATGAAGATCTTAGGTATGGTGTTGGCAGAAACGATGTATCAAACGCGAAATATACTCAAATATCAAAAGCAGCCCAAGAAAAAATTAAAGACCCCACTTATGAATTAAAAACAAAACAACAAGTAGCTTTAGAAAGTAGTAAAAAAGCTAAACTTAAAGCTGACGCTAAAAGAGTTAGAATTATAGGATACTTTAAAGATTTAGAAAAATATATAGAAACCAACGCTGCTAAATACAGCGATGTAGATAAGTTTTATAGAGACGCTATTAAAAAATTTGATACAAAAAAATACAAAGATTTTATAAAAGATAGTCCACAAACACAAAAAAACGTTCGTGACCCTAAATCTTTAGGAAAAATTTTTAATTTAAAAGAACCTAGAGCAGGAGAAGGTGTTATCACTGGTGAGATAGGAGGCAAAGCACCTAAAGGTGGAACGTACAGTTATAAAAATTTATTTACCCTTAAAGGTAACGATGCCAGTTCAAAACTTAGATACGTAAAAGATATGATGTTAATTAACATGATGGAAAAAAATCCTAAAATGATAACCATGAGAGACAATATCATAAAAGTGTTAAATAATGATATAACAGATTTAAGTGAAGAAGATATTAGAAACACAAAAGCTTTTCAAAAACAAAACCTAAAAGCCACTGCTGCTAGACCAAACTTATTAAGAAGTTATTTTAATAGTATAATTAAAGACTTTGAAAGTAAAAGAATAAAAGTTAAAGACGTATCAAAAGGTGTTGAAGCTGATTTACAAAATCTTTTAAAAAAGAAAAACATATCAGAAGCATTTAGAAAAAAAGTAAGAACAACTTTAAATAATATATATAAAGGTCAAAAGTATGGTATTGAATTAAGAAATGAGTTTACAAAACTGTTTGGAAAAGACAAGCCAGTTTATGCACCTACAGTTAGAAAAGGACAAGAGTTTTTTGAGTTTGAACACAAGATAGGAAAAGCTAGCACAGGTGTGAACAAACTTCCAGCAACTTATATGCTTAGAGGATCATATGTTCCATCGTCGTTTAATTACGCAAAAAATATAAATTTTGACAGTAAACTTTTAGAGCTTATGAACGAGTATAAAAAAACAAAGAGTGCAGCAACAGAAACAAAAATTAAAAAATTATATAATAACTTTAATAAAAAAAGCGCTGGATATTTAAAAGATTTAACAATTGACTTTGATAAAAAATCAGGAAGTGTAATTGTTACAGATAAAACTCCAATATTTAAAATAAAAAATTATGACGACTATAAACAACAGTTTGCAAAAAATTTAAAACACAGTCAGGCATATTTATCTACAATTAAAGGTGGTAAGTTTGCTTATGATAAAAAAGCTGCAAATGAGCTCATGAAAAAAGTTTTACCTATTGCGGGAAAAATTACCATGGGGCTTGGAAAAGTTATAAAGCCTTTGGGTATTGTTACGGGAGTGGCTGCAGTAACACAAGCTGCTAACGCTGGAGAGACTAATTATCTTGATTTAGCTGGTGCGTACCTCACTGGAGATGCAACAACAGCTACCACTAATAGATTATTAAGAGAGGATGAAAATTTTAGAAACGAATATATAGCGAACCTTCCTGAAATTCAAGGAGTTGAAACAGAAGTGTTTGATGCTTTACAAAAAGAACAAAATACTGAACCTGTGCAAACAGCAGAATTAGATTTACCAGAAATGGATCAAACCATGATGGCAGCACAAGGTGGCCGTGTTGGTTTTCAAGATGGTTCTCCTGACCCAATCTTTAATCAGATTATAGCTGCTTTAGATAATCCAGATCTTATAAAAAATTTAGAAAACGAAAATAAACAGACTCTTAAAGAACAAATTTATGGGGAAGAGGGCGATAGAACTTTGATGCAAACATTTAATACTATGTTCGCAGATCCAAAAGCATATCCATACTATGCACAAGAGATTGCATCTGGAGCAGCTAACATACCAGAACTTGCATTTAGATTTCCGTTTGCAGTAACAGGATTAGCTAGTGATATTTTTACAGGCAAAAGCGGTAAATTAAAAAGAGCAATAGAAACTCTTGATCCAAAACTTACAAGAGCTGTAAAAGAAAAAATTGGTTTTACAGATATGCTAGAGAAATCAAGAGCAGAAAGAACGGGACCTCAAACAAGAACAGGGGGTATATTAGAACTTGGAGCAGAAATTCCTGGACCAGCAACACCTTATTTCTTGATAAAAGCATTTCCTAAAATTGCAAAACAAATTAAAAATGCAGTAGGAAGTGATACCGCTGTAAGAAAAGTAAACGAAGAATTAGAAAAAAGATTAACTGGAGACACTGTTGACCAAACACGAAGAGATATACTTTTAGCGGCAGGAGCGGGTGGAGTTGTGGCTCTTCTTAAATATTTAGGATTAGATAATTTAGTTAAAACAACTAAGGTTGCAAAAGCTGCACCAGAAATTATATCAAAAGGTGGTACACCTAAATACTTCTTTGACTTTGTAAACTTAATTAAGACTAAAGGCGATGATGTAACCGAAAAAGCTGCAACTATTGAAAGACAAAAAGTTTATAATTATAAGGGGTATCTATTAGAAGAAAATACGACCACAGGCGGAATAAGAATTTATAAAGAAACAGAAGGTGGCGGTACTTATTCTATTGGTGATGGTGAATATGAAACAGTTGAAGGCATAATTAGAAAAGAAGAAATAGGTTACAGCCCTCCCGAAACAATAGTAAATGATAAAGGCAAACCTGTAGAGGTTCCAGATAACTATGAGGAGTATACATTAAAACCAGATGTTGATGGAAGCGATGGAGACGTTGACGCTGGTTTAGAGTCTATTGATGAAATATTAGAATTATTAGCTAAAGAAGGTAAAACTTATTCAAAAGAAGAATTATTAAAAATGGGAATAGACCCTAGCTTAACCAATGTTTCTACAGGTGCAGGCACCATACCTAAAAATATGATTGGTGAAGCTGATCCTTTTAAACCAAAAAAAGCTGAGGGTGGTATTATAGCAGGTGCTAGTTCTGGACCCCCACCTAAATCAGGGCCCACACCACACGGGTTGCCTTATGTGGCAAAAAATGTTAGACCAATCAAGGAGCGTAGATAATGGCAGATATTGACAAGACTCTTTCAGAGTTAGGGACCTCTGTAAAAATAGAAGGACCTGACCAACAAGTTGAAATAGAAAAAGCAGAAGAAGCAAACAAACCACCAGTTGAAATTAATCCAACTGAAGATGGTGGAGTAGAATTAAATTTTGATCCAAGCAAAGTAAATATTGAAGGACAACCAACTCACTTTGATAATTTAGCAGAATTATTACCTGATGATATTCTAGAACCAATCGGTTTAGAATTATTTCAAAACTATACAGATTACAAAGCATCTAGAAAAGATTGGGAAAAATCTTATACAGATGGTTTAGATCTTCTAGGTTTTAAATACGAAAACAGAACAGAGCCGTTTCAAGGTGCTTCAGGTGCCACGCACCCTGTACTAGCAGAGGCAGTAACACAGTTTCAAGCTGGAGCTTACAAAGAATTATTACCGGCAGAAGGACCAATCAGAACTCAGATCGTTGGTAACAGCGATCCACA